CAACTACATTAATAGCTAGTGCCATTGGTCTTTCTGCGCCAGGTTCAGCTGGAGGTTCTGGATCACCATCTGGACCAAATGGCGGTAACCCTGGTCCTGGAGGAAGCTCTTCTAATTCACATGGAAGAAAAGAAGACGATCCAGAAAATGAAGAAGAAGAATCACCTGGAATAGAAGGTCCAGAAGGTGAAGACGAAGAAGGTAACTTTACTAAGAATAGCATATTTAACTACAAATATACGGAGGGAATAATGGAAAGGAAATTTAGCCCAATAGGCTTTATTAAGAAATTTGCAAGAGAAACAGCAGCTCTTGCATTTACAATATCAGGTAGCGTAATAGTGTTTGCAACACTTTCTGGAGAAACTAGAAAGATCACCATCATTGCAACACTGTGTGCATTTGGTGTTCATTATGTAAACGCAATGCTTAAAAACGATAAAGACTAATGAAAGGGAAATAAAGTAATGGAACAATTAAAAATGGTATCATTAAGAATACTTGCAACTTTTGCAGCTACAGGACTTAGTGTGGTTGGAGCTGGGGCAATAGTAGATGTACCCTTAGTTAAAGCAGTTCTAATGGCCGGCATAGGCCGGAGTAGCTTTTGTTGTTGAGGGCTTAGCCAGAGCTTTTATGGATGACGGTAAGCTTACTACAGCAGAAATTAATGAAGTATTTAGAAAAGTAGATAAGAAGCAGGCTTCTTAATCGTACTTAACTAGAGAATCAGGTATAGCAGCTAGTCTACATATACCATTTGGTTCTATTTCTCCTGCATAAATCTTGCATACTTTATCAGTTTCATGAAGGTAGCAGTTTTCGCACTTAATCCCCATCTCATAGTCTTCGTTTTCGGAAGCCGGCTTATAGCCGACCCATATTCCTTTTCCGTCTCCATTAGATAATTTTCCATATTTTGAAACTATATTAAGCAAAGCATCGGCGAACTCCTGCTCGGGCTTAGGAAGTTTCATATCCATTTCTACTAAAAGTTTGGCTAACCAATCGCTACTCATTTATGCTCCTATTAAAGTATTAATGCATTTACGGCTACAATGCATTGCATTATTGTGCTCATATATTATACCCTTAATAACTTTTTTAGAGCAAGCTGGGCATGTAAATCCATCGGTCTTTAAGCCCATATAATATATAGCTTTACCGAGTAGTTCTTTATTTTTTGAATTACCTGAATCACTAAGTGGTTTTTTAGCTGGTTTCTTTGATGCCATACTTATTCCTCCAAATTATGTTACTATTTATATATATTTATATAGTAATGAATTTTAACTTTAAAGGGCACCACATTGGTTGAAGATATTGATTTTGATCCGACTAACTCAATTTCATTAGAAGATGATGTTATCGATGATGTTATAACGGGTGGCATAAGCCTTGAAGACGATGATGTTGATTTGCTTGCGAGAATTAGTTCTCGTGGACCAGAAGAAAAACAGGCTGTATTAAAAAAGGGTAACTGGTTTCACCCAGATAAGGTAGCTGCTAGAAAAGCGCAAGTTAGGGCAGGAAAAAGGGTCCCTGGAGCAGTTGGTTCTGTTAGTTTTAATTCACCAATAGTATCTAAACCATCAAGGGCTATTACCAGGCCACCGACATTTATTCCTAGTTCTAGTCCAGTATCTTTTATGGAAGAAACTTTAAAATTAAGACAGATGAGGCAGCCAGTTGCATCGGTAGTTTCACTTGCTCCCACTGCAGATATCACTATCGCAGCAGAATCTGGGGCTGAGGCAGCAGGCCAAGTTGCTAGAACAGCATCTGGTGCTTCAACGGCAGTAAAAAATTATATAATGACGAAATTAGACGGTGCTTCAGGGCTAAGCGTTATTAAAAAATTTGCTAATAGAAAGTCTATAATGTATGGTTCAGTTGCAGCTGTAGGTTTAGCAACTTCTATATCAGCAAGTAAAAATAAATTGAAAGACCAAGATAGACAATTATAGCATAAATCCATATGGTATAATAAAAATATGGGTTTATATGATTCTTTTGAAATAGATTATCCTCTACCTTTAGAGGACTGGGTTCCTTCGAAGTTAAAAAGCTATGCTAATCACACATTTGCTGCAGACGGTTTTCAAACTAAAGATTTAGATTGTTTAATGGATAACTATTATATAGATAATAATGGTTTTATTTATAAAGATGAAGAAACTTATTGGTTTGAAAAGCCAGATAAAGAAATTAAAAAAAATAAAATATATTTTCATGGGCATATCAATGTATATACACCAGTTTGGATTGACTATGAAGATGAAAGAGATAAGGGTCCAATGGTCTGGTTTGAGTATGATCTTAAATTTACCGACGGCCTTTTAGTCTATGCTAAAATGATTTCACCGACGAAAGAGAAAATAGATGAATTACACGGAAAATTATAGAAAAGTTTACGAACAAGTAACTGCATCCAAGGCTATATCTCATGAAGAAGCTCATAATATAAGTCTTAGAATCACTGATGCATTGTCAAATCTAAGTTTAATTATAAAAGATAATCCAACAAATGTTTCAGAAACAGTAAAGCATTTGGTTACTAAAATAGTAGAAAAGTAACTAGCATGAATTATAGAGGAACCTCTTCTCAAGAACGTTTCGTTTTAGATATTACTCAAAATAAAACAAATGGATATTATGTTGAATTAGGGGCTTTTCATTCTTTTCAAGGAAGTAATACATTTCTTTTAGAAAAAGACTATAACTGGACTGGTGTTTCTTTTGAGATAACAGAAGAAAGAAGAAAAGAATTTATTCAGAATAGATCAAATCCATGTATGGGCGATGCGCTTAAGTTTGATTATATAAAGTACTTTGAAGAAAATAACTTTCCAAAACAAATAGACTATTTACAAGTTGACATAGATCAAGGTTATGATACTTCTATGAGGCCTTTTGATGCCTATACTACATTGCATGGACTAATATCTATTCCATTAACTCAGTATAGATTTACTGTAATAACTTTTGAGCATGATGCTAACATGTATTGGAAAAATACATCTATAAGAGATATGCAAAGAGAAATTTTAGATTCTTTAGGATATACTCTTGTTGCAAGAGAGTTTCATGAGGATTTTTGGGTTGACCCAAATTTTGTTGATTCTAATCATTTTAGAAAATTTTTAAGATGGCATACCCTATAGAGTATTATGTACGAAACTATAATAAAAGAAAATTTAATTAGTAAAGAAGAAATAGATCTATTATGTAGTAGTTTTGATAAACTTGAATTTTCTTTAAATCCATCTGCAAAAGAAGACAGCTATTCTAGTCTTCATTCGTATTCAGTAGATCATAAATATATACACTACGATTTAATTCAAAATTTAGATAATCAATTAATTAAAAATATACAATATTTTTATAAATGTAATGTAAAAAGTTTTACAGGTAGATGTATAGTAAAATATACTGAAAATCAATATATAAATATACATAAAGACTGGGAACCTACAGATGAATGGGTAGTCAAAAACAAAAAAGAAACAGTTCACTTGAGTTCTGTTTTTTATTTTAATGAAGACTATGTTGGTGGGGAATTATTATTTCATAATAAAATTGATAATAAAATAGCTAGCACTTCTATTAAGCCAGAATCTGGATCTGTAATTTTTTTCGATGCGCTTAAAATTCACTCAACAAATCCTATCGTTTCTGGAATTAAATATTCTTACACAAATTTTTATACTTTAGGAGAGTAATATATGTTAGGTTTAAATTTTGAATATAAAGAAATATATCCTTTAATATTTGTTTATAGTGGTCTTTTAGAAGATCATCATAAGTTAACTGAAATAATTAAAAATTCAGAAAAAGAATCAAAAGGAAGATATTACTTAAGAGACTGGACTCCTTGGTTTGTCTTTGGAACATATGCAGATGAAAAAAGAAATGGAGATGAAGCTGATAGGGAAAATGTAATGTATGGAAATGAAGAATATCTATGCACTAGGATTAAGGAAGCAAATAACTCTGCACTTTCCCATTACATAGGAAAAAATAATGTTGAGATACCGAAGGGATCCTATATTACTATTCCAAATTATGCCAAATACATTCCCGGAATAATGGTAGGATTGCACGAAGGTGGATTAGAAGATGGTTCTGATAGAGTGTTAAATATGAACTATCATACAGACTACGCAATAGGAGAATGGTATTGGCCTCATGATAAATTTTTTATAACATGCACAACTTATATTAACGATAATTATGATGGTGGAGAATTAAGATTTTTTGTTGAAGGAAGTATAGTTACATACAAACCAAAAGCAGGTGATATTGTAGTATTTCCTTCAGGGTCCCCATTGTATCCTGGTAACCATCCATACTTTCATGCAGTCGGACAAGTAGAAAATGGTGATAAGTTTTTTACTAGGTCTTACATAAAACATCCTTGGTACGAAACAGAAGAGTGGTTAGACGGAGAAGAAAAATACGGTAAAGATAATTGGCCTGAAATAGCTAAGAATTTAATTAGAGAAGACAATACAATTCATTTTCACCCCGATCCACTAAAGATAGAAAAAAAATACGAAAATATAAGCGTTTGGGAGTCTCCGCTTGTAGAAAAGCTGTATAATAAGAAAGCATAAATCTGCGGGTATAAGTTAATGGTAGACTGGCATGCTTCCGACCTGCTCGTGGGAGTTCGATTCTCCCTACCCGCTCCAGTGTCAAGCGGTAAGTGTGTATCACTTATTATTTGACTTTAATAAAGAAAGATAAAAATGAAAACAGTATTATTAACCGGAGCTGGTGGTTTTGTTGGCCATCATACGTTAGAACATATTTTAAAACTTACAGATTGGAATGTCGTAATAACTGATTCATTCCGCCATCGTGGAGTAACAGATAGGATAACATCTATAGGATGTTGGGATAAAGAGAAGCATAGGGTTAAACTAGTTACCCATGATCTTACTGTTCCATTTTCAGATGTGATGATAAAAGATATAGGAAATATTGATTATATTATTTCTATGGCATCTGACTCACATGTAGATAGATCCATTACCGACCCTGCTCCATTCATATTAAATAACGTAGCTCTTGTTGTTAATATGCTAGAGCTTGCACGTAAGATTCAGCCAGAAATTTTCTTGCACGTATCTACGGACGAGGTCTATGGTCCAGCGCCAGCTGGATATGCACATAAAGAATGGGATACAATTCTACCATCTAATCCTTACTCTGCTTCAAAAGCAGCTCAAGAAGCAGCATGTATGTCATATTGGAGAACATTCGGAGTACCAGTCGTTATTACAAATACAATGAATATTATCGGCGAGCGTCAAGATCCTGAAAAGTTTGTTCCAAAAATTATGTATTGTTTAGAAAAGAATATACCAATGACAATTCATGGTACTCCAGAAAACATTGGGTCAAGATACTACCTTCACGCGAGAAATCAGGCAGACGCTCTACTGTTTATATTAAAAAATCTTCCACCAGTTGCCTATCCAAACTCCGATAGACCGGATAAATATCATATAGTTGGAGAAAGAGAAGTGAATAATTTAGAGATGGCAAAGATGGTTTCTTTTTATTGGGGTAAAGAGCTAAAATTTGAGTTTGAAGATTTTCACACTACAAGACCTGGCCACGATTTACGCTATGCTCTAGATGGAAATAAGCTATCTAAAGCTGGATGGGTTCCTCCAATGTCTTTAGAAGACTCGCTTAAGTCTACAGTGGAATGGACTAAGCAGCATCCGGAATGGCTTTGGAGATCTATCTAAAAATAGTATCCGTTCTTATACGGCTTAGCATAAGATGCTGCTAGCATTCCGGTATTAACTCCGGAGTAATGACCTATTATACTTTTTCTTAAAAGAGATTTATCTAATGGTTCACTACCCCTATGTACCGTATGCCCATGCCAAAATATAACGTCACCTTTATTGGCAGTAAAAGAAATTCCTTCAGGTTTTTCTTGTTCTAATTTAGAAGAATAGTATCTATATGCTGCTGCACCTGGATCTTCTTCTCTTGGTAAATTTGTTTCTTCTTCAAAGCTATATATATCGGAAACTTTTAATGAATCATCTTTACTTCTTTGTCTTTGAAAATCTGGATATATTTTTTCAAAATCAGTATTCCATAAATGAGATTTTGGTATTAGTTCAAAAGGGCCCGAGTTAACATCAATAGCGTCTAGCGCTATCCAAACTCCAATATAATAGTCAGCCATTTCCTTATTCGGAACAGTAACATCTTGATGCCATGTTTTTTGGGTTGATATCCAACCGGTAAAATTTAGATGTATTCCAGCTGGTTCTCCAATTATACTTTCTAATACCTTAGGTATCTTTGAACCACAAAATATATCAAGTATTTCATTATGCTCTTTGTAGATATCGTATCTATCCCAGCCAGTATAATTTTTTATAATACTATTTCCATTATTATCTAACTCAGAGTGCGTACTTAGCCATAGCTTCTCGTAAGATTCGATAAGATCATCGGATATAAGACCCTCTTTAATAAGGTAGCCTTCTTGTTTCCAAAATTCTAAATCATTCATAATATATATTGTATCCTTATTTAATAATATAATCAATTTCAAAAATTATAAAAAAACTCAAAAAAGGCTAAGGCCAAAAAAAATTTTTCCTAATTTTAGCCTATATAGCTTTTTAAAGTAAAAGTAATTAATCTCTTACGGGAGCAATTAAACTTAATTGTGTTACTTTATTGAATTCTGAATTTTTTGAAGAATATCCAACTCTTTTAGTTCTGTCTTTTATTTTTTCTATTAAACGATCACTTTTTTCTATATAATTCATCAATTGAGCTAGTGCATCTTCTGCTTCTGCAGAAATATTTTTGATTTCATCTAGTTTCCAGAAAGATATCATAGGCTTAATAACTTCTTCAATATATATTTCAAGATTATAAAATCCGCCATTAGCCATTAATCTTGAGTGAATGTCAAAATCAAGAACTCCAGATCCAGTATAATTTGCCGGAAGTTGAAAATCTATAGCTTGAGATGCGAGTGATATGATGAATTCGGAAGGATATTTTTCAAATCCTTTTTTACAAACATCTCTATAAAATATAAAGTGCCTGTTTTCATCGCTAGTAACTTTTCTGATAATGTTATATCCTTCAGAATCTTCTCTTAGTTGATCTGCTACTCTTAAGTATATCGATCTGCCAGCAAGTTCCTGTAAAGTAGTATAAGTTAGCCACTGTACAGCATTCCCATTTGGATCATCTGGGACAAGGCCCTTTTTTACTTGATTCATTCTTGCATCTTCAAGAAAATATGGATTCATTAGTCCATTAAGTGTAATATAATTTCTTATTACGTAAGAGTGGTTGTCTTCTTCGGCTACCCACTGTTGAAGCCATTCATTCCAAACAGTGTTTCTATTCTCGTCGCCTATAAATCCTGTTATCGTTCTAGCATACCATGGTAAATTATCTTCTGTCATTATTAAGAGATAAATAGTTGATATTAAATTTTCTGATATTTTATCTTTATTGTATTCAAAGCCATTTTTTTCTATTTCAGAGTATCTATTCCATGGTATTATTTCGTGAGGATACCAGTCTTTTCTAGAGCTTATATGCTTATTTAATATTGACTCTACATCAGGTTCTAAATTTTTTAGAATTTCTAAACTTTTTTTACGATCAATCTGATTAAATTTCTTCATCTGTTAATTCCATATCTTCAAACTGAATAACGCCCATTTCTTCAAATTTCGTACGAAGCCAACCATTATTTCGATCAAGTAATCCAAGCTTCTTACAGTTAGGTACTACCTTAGTAAAAACAGCTTGTCTCATGAATCTGTTTTTTCCAGAATTTATAACCAGAGGAGTTATTATTTTTGAATCTACTCCCATATAATCCCACACTTCGTGCTGAACTAGTTTGCCCATAAGGCCAAAACTTGCTTCATAAGCAAATTCCTGCCTTTCTTTAATTTCTAAATCATTCATGTTTTCATAGACTTCAGTTAAGCTTATAACACCAAAAGCAACGTGCCTACTCTCGTCTTTTATTATATAATCTAAAATTTGTTTAATAAGAGGCTCTTTTGTTATTTGATAAAGATACCCAAAAGACGAAAGACTTAAACCTTCTCCAATAACTTGACCGCCTAAATATGTAAAATCCCATCTAGGATCGTTTATTATATTTGACATATAATTTTTAAAATTAGTATTTACAGTATATCCACCACCTAGCTTATCGTTAAGATATCTAGAGAATACATCTAAATGTTTTGCTTCGTCTAATACCTGACTACTTGCATAAAGTTTTGCGTCAAACCATGGTATGTTTTGTACAGTTTTTGAAGCAAACATTAATGCACCTTGTTCACCATGTAGAAATTGAGATACGTTATATTTTCTAGATTGTATAGAATATTCTAGCCATTCTTTTTCTTTCCACTTTTCTAGTGGAGTACCTATAAATTTATCCTTATTTATAGGCCCTTGATCTAGTATCACACTTTTTTCTATATCTACATCAATTTTCCAATTAATATCTTCTTCTGGATTCCATTGACTGCGTAATCCTTTTAGGTAAAGTTTTCTAAGTTTTTGGCGTGATACTGAGTAGTCCCAAGTAAATATTGTATCTGATTCATTTTTTACAGAATGATTTAACTCATTTGGATCAGTTGGTTCTGCAAATAAAATTTCATCTAAAAGATCTTCAGATATATATAGTCCTTTATTGTTCATATTATTAACTTAATATATTTGGTATAAACTGTTTTACGTAATCAAGTGGCATATCGAATATAATTACTATTCTATCCTTAGAGCCTTTATGAGAGACTGAATGAGCATATGGACCTCCGTCTTTAAACGATAATACTTTACCTTCTTCCCATGAAGAAGTTTCATTGCCAACTGTAATCGTGCATTTGGGGTCATTGACTAGACATAGGTGAAACCTAAGGTATCCTTTTACTCCAAAATGAGATCCTATTTCAGTTCCAGGTGAAAGTATGCTAATAATACAAGCAGAACACATACCAGGAGCATGTTCTTCAATAATCGAGTTGAATGTTTTAAAAAAAGAAATAGCGTAACTACTTAGATCGTACGTACTTTTTGAAGTTTGTTTAACAGTCTTTTTTTCATAATAATCATTTAACTCTTTTAGGTCGCCGTTGTTATTTTGCCTCTTTCTATTTTCAGCAATATAAACTATATTCCATTCACCAGATTCTTCTGCCTTTGGAAATAATTTAATAAAGTTACCATTTATCGAATCTTCATCTTCTTTATGTACAATTTCATATGTTTTTATTTTAGAGTCTAATAAAGAAACAGTAGTTTTTCCTTCATATGTTTCTGGATTTTTGCTATTTAAAAAAACTAAAGCTTCATCTCTAATTTTTTCCCAATTTTTTACTAATTGTTGAATTACTGGAATGCGCATAGCTTCTTCATTCCAGAACTTTTGCTCGGTCATAATTGCTCCTAAAAATTTACCCGTAATCTAAGACGGCTTCAAAACTAAAAAACCTAGTTTATAATACTATACACTAATAATATGGAATTTGTCAACTCCAGGTATTAAGCCAAGATTTGAACCATCTTCCCAGTTTACATGTATAGTACCAGTATCGTCTACTAGCCTTACAACTCCAAAATCTCCTGGTTTAAGTTTAGTATACTGATCGTCAGTATAAACTAACTGTACTTTTTTTCCAACATATGCGCATTGTTTCATGGTTTTTCCCCTATTTGTTTATATCGTTGCTTGTAAGAATCTCCATATATAAGATCTTCTAAGCACTGTCTGAAAAACTGCTCAATAGTTATATTTTGATATTTACAAGCAGTTAATATTAAATTAAATTCTTCTATAGGAAACTTTATTACATCAATTTTTTTACCGGTTTCAGAAGATACTAATTTAACTTTTTTGTATTTCTTTTTAAATATCATAGCTAGTCTTGAAGATCAGCTGTTATTAAAAATCCTGGTCCATTAATTTCAGGATCTTGAGAAGGAATGATTGCTTGACCATCGTGAAAAATTATAACCATAGGAATATCATTAAAACCTACTAATCCATCCCATCCTAATTCTGAAATTTCAGATTCTTTAAGTGGACGAATAGTATGAACCATTTTACCTATGAGAGATCCATATTCTTTTGTTAATATCTTTTGCATCTCTTTTTCAGTTTCAAGCATGTTAATCCCATTCTTTCTTATCAGGTGGTGGTTTTTTCTTGGATGGTATAGTTTTAGCTTTTAATATATTGCGATCAGAAAAATTTTGCTTGTCAATTTTTGACCAAGCTTTACTAAATAATATTTTAATATTTTTCTTTTTCTTGTTCATTTAAACACCTATCGCAATTCCATATTCTTATTTTGCCTTGAACTATAATATAATCACCTAAACTGTCATTTTCAACTCCACAAGAATTGCACTGATGAAGCTTAAAATCTTCAACATTATAATTTAAAGCTCGACTATAAGCATCGCGCATAGCTTCATGATCCATCGTCTATCACCGACCAATCTTCAATTATAACTTGGCATTTTTGTTTGCACAATGGACAAGTGGGAGCAGCATATTGGCCCCACATTGAATGACCAGGTATTTGTCTGCAAGCACACTCTAGGATTACTTCTGGACCCCATGTTTGTATCAAGGACTCTTTTGCTTGTCTAGTTGTTTTTATCTTGTTTAATTTCTTCATAAAAATCTTTTAAATTCCATCCAATAACAATGCAAACTATAGAGTGAACAAGAAAAAGAGGCCACATAAAAATTAATTTTCTACTTGATAATCTTCATATTCTTCTACTTGATAATCTTCATATGAAGACCAAGGTATTCCATTAGAATCTTGGAAAGTATCAATATAAGCATCATCTATTGAATTAATATAATCATCGTGTTCTATGTTATTTTTGTTCATCAGAAAATCCTTTGTATATAGAAAAAGTCTTAGCAGTAACAACATCTATAAGAGCATTATATAATTTAGGCCATCTAGTTTTGATTTCTAGAAGAACCTTATCATTATCAGCTTTATCTGGGTCTTTGGAAGTAAGGGCTTTGTAAAGCCTACCAATAACTTCATGTTCTGACTTTAGTATAGTAACAAAATCAGGGGGAGTAGTATAGGTTATTTCAGCAGAAGTAGATGTTTTAGTGTAAGAATTATTAGGTAAATTCTTTACATAATAGTTTGTTTTAGTATAAGAATTTAAATTATTGTCATTCTTATTAGGTAAAGAAATCTGTCTTAAACTAGTTGCTAGATTGTTTATGGCTTCCGCTAAATTTTGTATAGTTTCTATAATCTTCATTAATCGTCCTCTTCTTCTTCTTTGTCGCACTTAGTGCTCTTGACTATTTTTTCCCAAGCGCAATCGCATGGTAAATTTTGTTGACCAATAATTTTCATGTTAATATTTAGCTATCTGAGATAATCTTTGGTTTTCAGCTGTTAAATTTTCAATCAAAGTTTCATAAGAATTAATCTTATCAAGAGTCAAAGATAATATCTTAACAGCATGATGCATTAGAGTGTAAACAATTATGGGATCATGTATTGATTTATCAGCTTCATTAGATAATTCAGACATTACATTTTTAATTTGAGCCTTGAGAATATCATTCATTGTTTTAGTATATCAAAAAGGTTCATCTAAGTCTATACCATTAGCAGCATTTTGATTATATAAAATTTCTTTAGGAAATGGTATTTTTCCAAATTGATCATAATTAAGATTATTTTTTTTAATCATTTTCATTAAAACGTTGTTGATAACATTAGATAGTTCTGAGATAGGACTATCTAAATTAGAAACTATAATTTTTGAAGAAGTATTAACGTTTGAATTAGAATTAATATAAGAATTTTCTCCCCAATCAGGCAAAGTGTGCATGAACTTCTTCTTTCGGCCAATTTGATATTGGTGTTAAACCATCACCAAAAAAATTTTCAAGAGCTTCATCTGTTCCACAATTAGAACAAATTTCTGTCTTATTATCTACCCGAGAAATAGCTCCTGGATAAGCTCCCGGCATTTCATCGTTAGGTATATAATGCGTACATCTAGGGCATATATTAGTTGGTTGCATTTAGTCCTCCAAAAGAATTATTAAATCATCTATATAATCTAAAGCGGCTATATAGCCTTCCCAATAATAATAGTCAGTATGAGCATCTTGCGATGCCTTTAACTGGTATTCTCTTGCGTTATTTATCTTATCTTTTAATCTTTTTTCTAACTCTAGTTTGTTCATAAATAAACCTCTTCATTATTAGAAACTTTAGGAAACACAGCATTTTTAGAATTAAATGCAGAAACACTAATGTGTTCACCACAAAAATCTTCTGCGTTTACAACAGGAAACTGCCATCTAGATGAATACAAAGCTTTAGAATCATCGACTCTTACTGGAGGATACCTATGGCAAGAATACCAAGGTGTATGATTATTTGGTTTGCGAGCAAAAGCGCAATTTTGACACTCTACATTATTCATATTCCAAGTTCTTTTCTTTTTTGAGTAGCTGATATTTTTTGTAAATCTTCAGATAGATGGACCTGCTCAATGGAGTATCCTACATCTCTACCATATATTATATTTGTTATATTTGGAAGCTTAAGAACAAAAGCTTCACCTTCTTGTTCGTAAATTAATTGACTAACTTGATCAAATGTTAAAGGATCTTTTTCTGAAGTTAAATAAGTATCTCTAACTCCAATAAGAACTTGATCAGTTCTGTTGAATCCTTCTCGGTAAAGGGCATGGTGGCCCTCATGCCAAGGTTGGTATCTACCAAGCATTAAAGTCGTAGGTCTTCTCCAATCAAACAAACCAGAATGGCGAATAACGGCATCAGCTTCTTGTTCAGGAGTAAGACCATAATTAATTTTAAGATCATAAGCAGTTGGATCTTGCCATATAGAATTAGTGTCAGCAAACCTACTGCTTTCAATCCTATGAACCCAAGTAATATAATTTGCCCTACCAAAAGCTTTTCTAGTTTCACTTGTTGGACAAACAAAATCAACAACAACATTAAAACCTTGATCATCTAAAAGACGAGCTAAAGCTCCCATTCTTCTAGATTGTTCTATTCTATCTTCATTAGAAAATCCTAAATCAGAATTTAAATCTGCTCTAACAGCATCCGCATTTAAATGTATTGCGTTTGTTCTGTTAACTATACTTTCAGCCAAAGTTGTTTTGCCAGAACCTGGCAATCCAATTATTAATAATATCAATTTAAAATAATCCTAACGATGATAAAACTTGTATAAAAAGAGCAGAGAGACAAATAGAAATTAGAAGAAGAAGAAAAACTTTATCTGTTTTTTCATCAACTTCAAAATATTCAAAAAAATATTCTCTCTTAATCCTTTTTTTCATGCTGTATAAACGTCCCCATTTTCTTCTATCTTAGAGTCTTCATAAGGGGAAATTATACGGCGATACAATTCTAGTTTAGCACATTCCATTACTCCAACAACTTCATTAAGTGTAGAATAACTTTTTCCTTTTTTATTAATATACCAATCTAAAATAGAAGTAATAAAATAATTAAGTTCGCCGGCATTATCTATATTTGTTTCGTTTAACAAAATAGCTGCACGATCTTGTTGTTTAATGTATGGCATATATATCCTTTAAATAGATGGATTGGCAATTATAGCAAAAAACATAATAAAAATCTTTAAAAAATAAGCTAAATTTATCATAAAATTTTTAAAAGAATCTTTAGATATTTTCACTTAATTTCCTTTTCTAACCATATTTTGTATGTGCATTCAAAACACATATATTTGTCAATTAAAGATTTATCAGTATTATATGCATAGGTAGTTCCTACTTTTCTGATATTAGTTGTAACATCACCGCAAACGCTACACTTTTTTAGCAGTTTTTTTTCTTGTCGCATTTGTTTTACCTTTTGTTTTAGGTGCGCCATTTTCTTTTTGAGTATCGTCTTCAAACTTTGCATTTTTATCTCTTAACCTATCAATATCTGGATTTCTAAGAGTATATACACCATGAGAAAACTTAACAAACAAATCAACTCTAGATTGAACAAAATTGTTTGCAGTAGGATAAGACCAGTCAACAAGTTCAGCTACATCTTTTACTTTTACTTTTTTGCCTGCGTTAGTTTTACACCAGTCTGTTACCTGATTATATTTGTCTTGTCTTTTTGAATTCTTTAGTGGTTTACTAATAATATCAGAAATTTTTATGTCTTCACTATTTTTTAGAGAATCTTTTTTAAGATGACCATAATTTATGAGTATGTCTTTAGCTACATGAGGGGCTATAGAATACTTAGGCATTTCAGAAACACCATGTAACTGAAGAACATATAAAGCTCTCATATATTCAGATAAATAAAAAGAATAATCTTTTAAATAAGAAAGTCTGAAAACATCTCCCTCACAGTATAAATCACACATATTTTGATATTCAGATTTATACCATTTTTCAAGAGAAGAATCACTTAAATCTGGAGCAGGATTTATAAACTTATGATCTACCATTTTAGTTCCTTACTAACGAGTGGCTTTTGTAAAAAAAATTATTTAGTAAAATCTTGAACAACTGTTTTAAAAGGCGCTCCTGTATGAGGATCAAATTTAGCAGCAACAGATAATGATTTTAATGCAAGAGTTTTAGCAGTGTGAACAGTTAATGATTTTTTAGTAGATAAAGATTTGTTCATGTGCAAAGCGCCAAGTGCAAATGGAGATCCAGTACCAAGAGCATATATTCCACTTACGTCAGAAGCCCAAGAATAATCACTATCTACGACATAAATAGTGCCATTAACGACAACCATAATAGTTGATCCCTGTTCAGCTATATGCATCTTATCATCTGTATCAGGAGCAGCATAACCTTGTTTTTCAAAACAATCTCTTAAAGCTGGAATAAAATTGTTGGTAAAAAACTTATCAAGTTTTGACCCTTTCATTCCAACTGTAGGTGGAGGAGGATTAAATACATGATGGAGAATATTTATCGCTCTTACGTCACCAGCTGCACCTAATATATATTTACCATTAACAGCAACTTTTGAACAACTTTCACCAAGTGTAAATATTTGAGAAGTATAACCAGAGTCGTCCATAGACGATATGCGAGAATCATATCCTACTACGGCAAAACCGTCTCCTTGTATCGCAACTATTGTGGTCATATTCTATACATTATACACTATCTGATCTAATCTTGAGATGTTTTAAAGTTAGAAGAAAATAAAGATCCAAATACTTTTAAAGCTATTTCATTAACTTCTTCTGCTTTGGCATGTGCAGAATAATAAGTTTTATTATTATTATAGTTAAAATAATAAGAATTATTATATTTTTTCTTTTTATTTTTTCTTCCCATTACTTTATATTAAGCTTTCTAACGGGAAGTAAAACTTCAGAAGAAGAAACTTGAACCAAACCTTGATCGGTAACTTTAACAATTTGAACAGATCTTTTTTTATTTCTAATATTTTTATTAAAATAAGAACCAATAGATTCTTCTTTTATCATTGTTTCAAATGATTCTTTAGAAATTTCTGCATATGCCCATATAGACTTAGAATTAAATTCTACCACTAATATATTAGTAGGATAATTATAAGTCAATTTTTTAATAAAAGCACTGTCGTCTATTGCTGTATAAGCAACTGTTTCGTTGTCAGAATATGTTATTCTCATTTTTCCTCCAAATGGTTGTAGGAGTGTATCATCTAGCAGACCCATAAAGCAAATGATACACTCCTACAGATCTTTTTAATGGAGCCCTCGGTCAGGATTGAACTGACGACCTTCCGCTTACAAGGCGGATGCACTACCACTGTGCTACAAGGGCCTACGAAATCAAGGTTAGTAGATGCAAGTTGACTAAGCTTCGGCATTGTCTATCGTCCCGCCTAAGCAGTTGATAAGTTTCATCAACTACAATATTATCTACTAACCTTTGGCTAACTGTTGATAGAAAACAGTTAGAGTTCTTAAGCGCCCTAGGCAGGATTCGAACCTGCGACCAACGGATTAGAAGTCCGATGCTCTGTCCAGCTGAGCTACCAGGGCCAGGTTCATGATATCAGAAAGAGAAGAAAAAGAATCAGGATAATCATAATTTTTTCTACTTTTAGTATCAATATATAGATTGACTTCTAAAACATCATTTGTATAATTATCTAAATTAATTTCTTCATCTCTGACATGATATATAAATCCATTAGACCAGTAAGCACCTTCGACTATATATCCAGGAGTGTTATACTCTTTAACTGGATAATTGAGATTGTCAAAGTGCAAGTCTTTAAGAAGTTTATATCTGAAAACATTGATTGGAGACATAGACCAAATATCAAACTTTGGATTTTCAGGATGTTCTATGCGACCATGAGATATAGAAAACAAATCTGCTAAAAATAAAACAAAATCTTTTTGTAATAGTTTAGAAGAAAAAATAGACCAATCCCTATAGGCATTTAAATACTGATGAAGAAAATAAGATCTTTCTTCACTCCAATCAGTTGGAATGGTTGATATAGATTTTAAAGTGCATCCGAAAATTTTCAGGCATTTGTAACCTGACTCTTTAAGGTAATTTTAACGTAGAGCATTCTTTTTTCTATAGCAGAAAGAAATCTTATTGCTCCCATTTTCCATTTATCTTTTTTCTTATTAAATTCTATAATTTCTTCATCAGATGGATTTGATGCTCTTAATTCAAGAAAAGCAATTTTATCTTTAGACTTTTGTGAGCTTAATTGAAACTCTACATCTCTTCGAGTAGTTTGAAGAACATAAAGCCAAAGGTCAATATTCTGTATGAGATACTGCTTTTCTTCTTCAGAAGATTCATTTCTTACGTCTTTTAAAACTACAGATTTGAATTCTTCCAGTTGTTTGTCGTAGGCATCATTTTGAACTTGAGTGTTCATTATAAGTTTCCTTTTTGTAGAGATAATCATACGCAAAAATTATATCATTATTAAAGTTTTCTATCAAATGAGAACTAGTTTTTGCAATATGAGTAGGAGAATAAGTAACTAAAACTGGCCAAGAACCAATCCAAGTAATTTTTCCCCTATAGTCTTTAATCGTTAAATCTTTTCCAAATAAAGAAGCTGCAGTAACTGAACCTAAAGAAACTATTAACTTTGGATTTAACATCTGTAATTCAAGATGTAAATAAGGTGAACAGTTAAATATTTCTTGTGGTTCGAACTTTCTTTTTGGATAAGAACACCTATTAAGATAAGTTAAACAAACTCTATCAGAGGAAAAATTAGCTGCCTTTAATGTAGAAAGAAAAAATTCAGCAACCTCTCTGTTATAGATTGGATAATCTAAAACAAAAACAATATCAGGATTTTTTACATTCCACATTGGAAGGGTAGGATCAGGTTTAAAGTTTTTGCACTTTCTGCAATTAAGAACTTGGGTATGCAAATCCTTAATTGAGAAAGAAATTTTTTGAGCAATTAAATCAGAACGTAGATCTTGAATAATCTCATTCAATTCAGAATGAGCAAATCTATTTTCTAATCTTAAAGCTAAATTTTCCAGCAAAGAACTTTCAGCATACCCTAAATGTAGCCCATTAGAAGGATTAAATTTATTATAATCTTCAGAAAGTGCTAATTGAACTAATTGCTCAATTTCTTCGTTAGAAAATTCATCTGTCATTAGAATGATTCTGGGACAAATGAACTTGTTGCTTCAGGCTTATCTTTGTCTGCTGGCTTTGAAGCATTTCCAACATAAGAAAGTGACTCTGCAACAATAACTACTCTAGAACGATTTTGATTGTCTTGCTGCCAGCGTTCCTGTACAAGTCTACCAATAAGTTGGATTTGAGAACCCTTTTTCATTTTATTGGAAGTGATTTGAGTATGAACAAACTGGGCATTCTTTGAAGAATATGATTCTCCGTCTTTGAGGTAGTAAACTACATCAAAGTAACCAGAAGCTCCGGAAGAGCCTTTTTCTGAGCCAGCATAGTCAACAGCTATTCTAAGCTTTGCTATTCTGTCGTTAATTAGTTCTGGATCTGCAACAACACCAGCTGTTACAGATACAACATTCTTTGGATCTAACATTTTGTCTCCTAATAGTCTTTTATTGATTATTGTTATTTGTATTTTCTTCCAAAGTAGATTGGAAAAAATCTATTATACTTTTTAAATACTCTATAGACATAGTCATACCATCAATAGGTCCGTATTGAAAAGAGTAACTTTGGTATAAGTTATTAAAAAGATTAAAAATTCCAGACTTTAAATCTGTTATATTGTCAGTAGAAATATACTGAGATACTTCATCTACAAATTCAACATTATCTGAATCTTGTGTGTTTTTGTTTGGGTCAGTCATTAGAGTTCCTACGTGATAATACTTGATCAATCATTTCTGAAACAATCTTTGGATCTTTGTAACCTTTATCGTATAAGATAGATATAATAGGTTTAGGATCAATATGATTATAAGTGATCAATTGAAGATTAAAGATATCATTCAAAGTATATATTCTATATTTATTTAAATCTCTTTTTGGTTCAGGATACTTTCCGTTTCTTTTCCCTATTTGCTATAGTTAAAGTGGAAACATTTAAAATATGAGAAAGTTCTATCCTAGAAAAAGTAGGGTAATTAGTAAGCTTAGATTTAGCCATAAGTTTAACACCTTTTTGTAAGTTTATCTATGTATATATAGTATCGCAAAAAAGATGTAAAAACAAGTCTAAAGATAACTAATAATGAAGTATATTTTCAGATAGGTGCTGAGAATTAGACTTATAAGAACCTGCAGTAAGTTGGTACAAATTGTGTCTAGAACTTACATGCAAAACATTAGAAACTATATCTTTAAAAGATTTAAGTTTAAATCTTAAAAGAGAAACACCATCATCAATAAATTGACTAAGATCATCTTCATTGTAACAATCTGGATCATTATCTTCAAAAAATTCTTCAGCTAAATTTTCTTTAATAGTTTCGTAATCATTTTCCCATAATTGATTTGCACTGGGTACTGGAAATATAGAATTAACTATATCATTTAAAGAAAAGTTTAAAATAGAATTTATATAAAGAGAAAAAGATTTATTTCTAGAATTACCAGAAATTATATTTATACGGTTATAGTGATTTTCAAAAACATTTAATTTGCCTTGAGATTCAAAATATTCTTTTGCGTGTTTAAAAGATTCAGATCTTCTTTGATTTACAGGATAACAAGTATGAGGAGTTAAATCCATTATAGTATCAATTAAGTCAGCATTCCATCCACTGTTCCAAACAGAATCATATGCAGCAGCAAATATTCCAGATAAATCTTGAGAATATTTTTCAACATCTTCCATAGAAGAATAAAAAGGTCTACATAACATTCCATTAGAATAAAAGTTAGGAAGAGTAGGAGAATATAGAGGTTCTTCAACCCCAGTAGCTATGATAGAATTTCTACTATAATACATATATGTATCTATGAGTCTTTTATCGTTATTAAAAATAGCTATATATACTTGCCAAGGTATTGGTATATAAGAATCTACTTTATACGCAGCTAAAACACCTTCGTTAATACTATCCTTATTAACAGGAACATGAGAAACCATTTTATGGGTTGGAGGAAGTTCGAATATTAAAACATTGTTACTATAGCTTATTAAACCGGGAACTAAAAATCCGCTCGAAGAAGATCTTTCTAATTTAAATAAAGACTCAATTTTATTTGCGTCTTCGTGTTGAGCAAAATAATATAATTTAGTTGCATGTTCGTTTAAAGTATTTTCTGAAGCAAGAGAAATAGCATGATTGTAGTAGTGCCTTCTAGAATGGGAATCTTGTAACTGAGTAGACATTCCCGCTTGTTCTATTGCTGATATTACAGTAGGATCAGAATAATAAGTATTTCGTTCGCTGTTATTAATATTACGTCTTTCATATGAAGTAATATATATGGAATTATTTTTACTAGACATTAAAATGGTTCCTCTTCAGAAAAGAAAGTATTATTAATAACGTTGAGTTGATTACTAGAAAGACACTCTTGATAATGATCAATAAGATCAACTAAAATTGAATAAGCTCTTTCTTGAGAAATGTTTTCATTAAAAGAAACAAAACTTTTATCTGTTGGATTTTCTTCAAAATCTACATGCAAGTATTTAGAACTATCAATTTCTCTAAAAACAGAAACTGGCAATTTGTGACTTCTGGCAAACATATCAGCAAGAAAAGAGGAAGGTCTAATTGAAATATTACCTATATAAGATTGTCTTTCATCTTGATTTCCAAGGAAACTCTTTAAAGAAGTAGTTTGCTGGTCTGTATAATTAGACATCATGTGTAATAGATTATCTAATGAATAATTGCTCCATATGTTAAGGGTATTAACATATCCTCTGGTTAAAGCGTTTTTATTTTTAGCATATTCTGATTTAGCAATAGCTTCTCTATAGATTGAAAAATCATTATCGTTTTGAATTTCAAAATCTCGCATTAAGAAACGAGGAATAAGATAACTAGAAGGAATAATATCTGTATTCCAACCGCCACCCCAATAAGAAGAACAAAGTATCTCAAAAATATTTTTATTAGAAATATCAATATTAGAGATTTCTTCATTTATTCTTCTAGCATCTTCTCCATAACAAACTCCAGAATCACCAAATAGATTTGGAGTCCAAGCAGGCATTATTGGGTCATCTAAAGAGTAAAGAGGTTTACTATTAAAAAATATTCTTAAATGATACTTTTGTGTTTCAATATTAAAATTTAGAATATAGACTTGCCAAGGAATCCATACTTCTACTTCCGGTAGACTGCGAGAAGAAGAAGCATACGCTGCTTTAGTTGGGGTGAATCTTATTTTAGTTTTAAAAGGAGGACGTTCAATAACAAGTTGACCACTAGAAGAAATAAACCTTGTAGCTATAGGATTTATTTTAGTAAGATCGTTCAAAGAATTATCATTATTAATTACAACACAATTATAAAATTTTGATGCAGTTGAAATAAAAGTGTCGTAATTAATTTTAAAATAATTAAAAGTATAATTTGCGTTATTCCAAGAAGGTTGATTTATCTTTAATAAATTAAGATAATTATTTTTAATAATAGCAACAGATGATACTGA